GCAAAAAATACAAGCAATTAGAACTAACAATATTAAGTAATCATGGCAAATCCAATTGTTTATGGGAAGATATGTAATCCTATTAAGGTTGCATATGGTAGTACCGTAGGAGTGATTACTTGTGTTGATAATAAAAAGATCTACATAGATGGTGTGTATGCACATGCTGGATATGGTGCATCTACTAGTGCTCAAATCTACTTTGTTCCTAATGGTGGAACAACTGATTCTCCTGATTTTAGGATTGCAGAAGAAAGCATTGCTGATAGAGGAAACTATAGGTTTGATGTCTATGCATCTCCTTTAGTCCTTGAAAATACTGGAGATGCTTTGTTCGTTGGTACTGGTAACTTTGAATCATCTGGTGCTGGAGCAACCTGTACTTTTATTGTTAGTGGTTATCGTCAAACTTAATTATGGCTCAAGAAGTATACCTTGGTAATCCCAATCTCAAGAAAGCAAATACTGAGATTGAATTTAGTCATGACCAGGTTCAGGAGTTTATTAAATGTAAACTTGATCCTGTTTATTTTGCTCGTCAATACATCAAGATTGTAAACGTTGATGAAGGATTGGTCGGCTTCGATATGTGGCCATTCCAAGAGAAGTTAATAACTAGATTCCATGAGAATAGATTTAATATCTGTATGATGCCTAGACAGACTGGTAAGTCAACCACGTCTGTATCTTATCTACTTCATTATGCTATCTTTAATGATAATGTTAATATAGGTATTCTTGCAAACAAAGCAGCAACTGCTAGGGATTTGTTAGCAAGACTTCAAACTGCTTATGAGAACTTACCTAAGTGGATGCAACAGGGTATTCTTGTTTGGAACAAAGGTAGTTTAGAATTAGAGAATGGTTCTAAGATTATGGCAGCATCTACATCTGCTGCTGCAGTCAGGGGTATGACTTTTAACATCATATTCTTAGACGAATTTGCGTTCGTTCCTAATCATATTGCCGACGACTTCTTTAGTTCAGTATATCCTACAATTTCATCTGGTAAGTCCACCAAGATCATCATCGTTTCTACCCCTAAGGGTATGAACCACTTCTATCGCATGTGGCATGATGCTGAGAACGGAGATAATGAATATGTACCTACTGTTGTCCATTGGTCAGAAGTTCCTGGTAGAGATGAAGCTTGGAGAGAGCAAACTATTAAGAACACTTCTGAAGCACAGTTCAAAGTTGAGTTTGAATGTAACTTCTTAGGTTCTGTTGATACATTGATATCACCAGCAAAATTAAAATCACTTGTATATGATAAACCTAAATTGTCTAATGAAGGATTAGATTTATATGAAGAACCGCAAGAAAAACATGATTATGTTTGTACGGTTGACGTTGCTCGTGGTGTAGGAGAGGATTATTCTGCATTTATAATTGTAGACATAACCACATTCCCCCATAGGGTCGTAGCAAAATATAGAAATAATGACATTAGACCTATGCTATTCCCCAATATTATATACGAAACTTGTAAAGGTTACAATGATGCCTTTATATTAGTTGAGGTAAATGATATTGGAGATCAAGTAGCATCTATACTTAATTATGATTTTGAATATCCCAATCTTCTTATGTCATCCATGAGGGGAAGGGCTGGACAAGTTATAGGACAGGGATTCAGTGGCAGTAAGGTACAACTGGGTGTTAAAATGTCCAAGACTGTTAAGAAGGTTGGTGCATTAAACCTCAAGACGATGATTGAGGCAGATAAAGTTTTATTCAATGATTATGAAATCATATCTGAATTAACAACTTTTATATCAAAGAGTAATTCATTTGAAGCAGATGATGGTTGTAATGATGACTTAGCAATGTGTTTATTAATTTACGCATGGTTGTGTCAATGTGATTACTTTAAGGAATTAACAGATCAAGATGTTCGTAAAAGATTGTATGAAGATAATAAAAATCAAATAGAACAAGACATGGCACCATTCGGTTTTATGCTTGATGGGCAGGAAGATGACTCATTTGTTGATGATGATGGACAGAGATGGACTAAGACAGATAGAGATGATATAGAATCCACGTATGGGGATATGAGTTATATGTGGGAGTATAAATCCTAGTTCATGCACGGTTTCCCCTCTGAAAATGTAGCTTTCAATAAATAATTTGTAGGAAATTGGGAACTCTCAGAGGGACGCAAGCATGGCTATTCAGTTAGTATCACCTGGTGTATTAATCAGGGAAGTCGATCTAACAGTAGGAAGGGCGGATAATGTACTCGATAATATCGGTGCAATCGCAGGTCCTTTTGAAATTGGACCGGTTGATGATCCTATTACTGTGGAAACAGAACAGGATTTAATTAACACTTTCGGTAAGCCATTGAGCACCGACAGTCAGTATGAGTATTGGATGACAGCAGCGTCATTCCTTTCTTATGGTGGTATCCTTAAGGTTGCCAGAACTGACGATGATGATCTTAAGAATGCTAATGCTGGTGTTGGTATTGCTAATACTACAACTCTGAAGATTAAGAGTTACGACGATTATCAGTCTAACTACACAAATGCTACCGATTTCTACTACGCTGCTAAAAACCCTGGTCAGTGGGCAAAGGATCTAAAAGTCTGCTTTATTGACGACTATGCTGACCAAACCCTCACTATAACTTCTACTAGTCTTGCTGGTTCTGGTGTAACTGTTGGTTATGGTATAACTGCTGTTCTAAGTACAGTTCTTCCTGGTACAGGAACTACTACTAGTTTCGTAGGTTACCTTAAAGGTATCATTACTGGTGTTACTACTGACGCTGTTGGTGGTAATTCAACCGTTGATGTTAAGATTGTTTCTCGTGTAGAAACAGTTGGTGGTGGTTCAACTGAAACTAAAGTTGATTATACTGAAGGTGGTATCTACGCATTTAGTACTTCAGATAGTCTATTCACTAATCTTCCTGCTGGTACAGTTGGTAGTGCTGCATTAACTCCATCTGCAGTTGCTGATTGGTATGATGCTCAAACTCTCCAGTTAGATAATGCAGTTATTAACTGGAAGTCAGTTGCTCAAAAACCAGTAACAAACCAGTATGCTCTTGATAGAGGTGCTAGAAACGATGCAATGCACATCGTTATTGTTGATGATTCTGGTGATATAACTGGAATTAAAGGCAATATCCTTGAAAAGCATCTTGCACTTTCTAAGGCACTTGATTGCGAGTCTTCAGGAAATGCTGGACAAAAGATTTGGTACAAGAATTATCTTGCAGACTTCTCTGAGAAGACATATGCAGGATATAATCCATCTATAGCATATGACTCAATGCGTTTAATCGGACCAGTTAATACTGGATTCGGTGGTACGGAATTCTCTGCTATCAGTAATGCTGATGCACAGTGGGCTCAGAATGCTGGAGATGTGAAGTACTTCGCAGGTATTGGTGCTACCACTTATGCACTTAAGGGTGGTAACAACTATACAGCTGCAAATGGATATGCTGCAACACTTGGTGCTCTTATTACTTCTTACAATAAGTTCCAAACCAAGGATGAAATTGCAGTTGATTACTTAATCAATGGTCCTGGTTCTGACACAAGAGCAGAGTCACAGGCCAAGATTAACAAGTTGGCAGACATTGCCGAAACAAGAAAAGATTGCGTTGCTGTTGCTGGTCCTCAACGTGGAGACGTTGTTAACATCACCAACTCTGCAACACAAACATCAAACGTTATCGCCACTTTAGATGGAGCAAATTCATCTTCCTATCTAATCATAGACAGTGGTTATAAGTATATGTTTGATAGGTTCAACAATGAATTCCGTTGGGTTCCAACAAACGGTGACATTGCTGGACTAATGGTTAGAACTAATAGAGAGTTCTATCCTTGGTTCTCACCTGCAGGACAGCAACGTGGTGTTCTTAACAACGCTACGAAGCTAGCATTTAATCCTACGCAGGCACAAAGAGACCAACTTTACACCAAGCGGATCAACCCGATTGTATTCCGTCCTGGTATAGGCATCATGCTCTTTGGAGACAAGACTGCCTTAGGTTATGCCTCAGCGTTTGACAGAATTAACGTTAGAAGACTGTTCCTTACAGTCGAGCAGGCACTAGAGAGAGCTGC